TTACCCAAGCGCCTACCCGATTCGGTACCAGCTATTTGTTGCCAGATAGAAGCGCATCCGAAAGAAGGCATTGGCGGCCATGGTGGTCGGTGCTCCGTATGTATTGGACGCTCCATTGGCCGCCAGCGTAAATGTCGTGATGATCTGGGTAGACGTGACAAGCACCTCGGTACCATCGGCCACGCCGGTATTGAGTGGCAGGGTAATCGTGCCGGTTGCCAGCGTGCCAGCCGGTTGCAGGATCATCCATTGCTGCTCGCTCACTGGCGTTGGAACGGTTTGATTGAAGCCAGTCGCCGGGACGTAAAGATTTGTCGCCACCGTTGGGGCTGCAAAGCTGGTCTGGAAGTAGGACAAAAGCTGCGTAATGGATACCTTGCGCGCATCGCCATTGTTTGGCACGTAGACTGGGAGCAGATCGCCGCCCGACAAGGACGATACGCTCGATAGCTGGTTGATTGTTGGCATTTTTTACCCTCAGTTAAATTCGATTTCGCCATCTCCACCGGCAAGCAACGGATCGACCGGCCTGCGCAAGTAGGGCGTCTCAGTGCCGCGCCAAGTCTTGTTGCCTGCGCCCGCTGGCATGGTGCCCGGCATCTGCATTTCCATGGGCATGGCTGCGCGCGACAACAGGACGTTATAGGACTCTTTGGCCGTGGCCTTGGTGTCTGGCATTACCTGCTTGCCGTAGCTGGGCGCAAGCTTGATTGCGAGGTTTGTGCAGATGGCCTCATTGGCGCTGTCTGGCACGTTTGTCTCTTCGTCCAGATCGCTGTCCAGGGGGCTGGATGGCAGCGGGTAGGCCAGCCGGATGCCCTGTGCATTCCACGTGGCCATCATGGCGTCCAGCTTGCGCAGCGCGGATTGAAGCTGCTCAGGGCTCAGGTCAAAGACGTAGGATGCAAGCCCGATTTCTTCGAACGCGGCGGCTACGAATTGGCGTTTTGTGTAAGACATTTCCGAGTCCTAAAACCGGATTATCGGAAGCCGCTGCCGCAGATAAAGTGAAGCGTTGTCCCGCTTGCCGAAATGTGGCTGATAGCCGTGTCGTCCTGTGCTTTTGTCAAAACAACCTGCGAGCCTGCGAGCACTGGGTAATCTGCCGTTGTCGCTGAAAATGATCCTGAGCCGATGCGGACATAGGCGATATTGCTGCCAGTGTTTGTGATGCACACTTGATCGGTACCATCAGCAATTGAAAACGAAGCAGCAAGAGCCGCCGATGTTTTGGTTTGTCCGGATGTGTACGCCGGATTGAATGGGGCAAATATTGACATTTTTACTTCCTTTGTGCGATAAGGTCAGCCAGCTTTTTGTCACTGTTGCGCCCGTCAAACTTGATGCCAAGCTCAGTCGCGCGTTGCTCAAGTTCCGCCCGGGTTGGTGCTGATACTTCGTCAACCGGACCCAAGTCAGGATCTGGTGTTGCCGCCACCGGTGCGGTCTTTCCTGCAATTGCATCGGGCACAGTGGCAAACCACCCGGCGCTGACAAGCGAGTCAAATGCTTCGATGTCTGCCGCCAGTTGGTATTTGTCGGCGCTCTTGTAAACCAAACGAGGGAACTGCATGGGTCAATCCTTGAAAAAAGGGGCACTTTCGCCCCCTTGTTAATCAGCCTACGCGGTAGCCGACAAACGCATTCGCGCCCGTGTAGCGGAAGCGCCAAGTACCGAAGTCGTTAAAGGTTGAGCCAGAAGGCCCGACCGTCACGCTGCCCACAAAGGTCACATCTCCGTCACCGGCTGTCAGCGTTGCGATGTCGTCCGCACCTGCGCCGATAGTGATCAAGGTGAAGTCAAACGAGTCGCCTGCTGCGATGTCGGTAGGGCAGCCAGCCAAGATCGCCGCGCCGGTTGGCGTGGTCATGGTGCGACCAGTGGTAACGGTAAACACTACGATGCCGTTAATCATCTGAGCCGCTGTAATGCTCTCCGCGCCGTCCGCCTTCGCTGTGGCTGCGGATTGCTTGCGGAACTGGGTTGTTCCACGGTTGAACACGCCGCCGTCAAGGCCAGAGCCGTTCTTTGCGCCCGGTTGCAGAATCACAGATCCGCCCGAGGCATTGCCTGCCGTTCCAGCGCCGCCGGTCAGGTTGACTGCGCCGCCCTTGCCGGAAGTGGAACCACCAGCCCCGCCTGTTGCGGTAGCAGCGCCACCGACACCAGTAGCGCCGGGAGTGCCACCAAGCAAACCAGCCGCGCCGCCTGCATTGCCTGCCGTGCTGGACGTTCCGCCAACCATGCGAACATAGCCGCCCTGAGCCGCAGCCAAGCCGGTCACTGTCCACGTTGCATCAGTTGCTGACAAATCATCTGTCAGAGCGCCGACAACGGGAGCTGTGCCGGTATCGTATTGAACGTCAGACGCGCTTGCATCAATTCTGATGCTGGTAATGGCTGTCATTGCCGCAGAGGTGTAATTTTCACCGGCTGCGGTCGTGTAGAGCAAGTCCCAAGTAGCGGGGTGATTGGGGTAGCCTACTTGCTTGTAAAGGGTGACGGGGGAGTCGCTCAATACCGCGATTTTGTACGTGTCCGCCAGAACAACAGTCTGGGTTCCTTGGGCGTAAACTTTTGCCATGATGTGCTTTCGAATTAAGGTTGTTTGTTGAGAAAACCAGCCGCCATGATTGGCAGCCGGTCGCCTTCAATTAGGTCTGCGAGAACAGAATCAAACCTGTCATCTCAGGTTGCTTGTTCACCACGCCAAACAAGGTATCCAAACGATACTTGGTTTTCAGGGTGTTGACATCGAATTGCTTCGTCATCACCAGCTCAATGCCCTGCTCAGTGCTGGCACGCATCACGGCTGCGCCTGCGTCTGTCGGCACAGCGTAGCGGCCCGGCAGGATTTCGATTGCGTCTTTTTGCCAGAACGGATTTGCATAAGCCGCCACGGTGTTCAAGAACGTAATGGCGCTGTTTGCCGCCTTGGTGTTGATGACACAGTTTTGATACTGCAATTCGGCATCGGTGCCGCCTTGGCCGGTGATCATCGGAGGGCTGATGGTCATGGTCGTAGCAGAGTCCACCGAGATAACCCGGAAAGTCTTGGGCTGCCCTGTGTCACCCTTGGTGATGTGGTGTACAGCATTCAAAGCCGCTACCGTGTAGCAGTCACCGGCAGCCACGCCTGTGGTGCTTGAGATCGTCACGGTCTGGTAGCGGTTGTCCACATTGCTGGATTCTCCGGTAGTTGCCACCGAGATTGCACGAGGTGTGTAATATTGCAGGCCAGCGTCCAGCGTGTTGATGGTCAGGCCAGCGCCGCCCTGAGCCGCAGCAACGCGGTTGGCGTAGTCCAGCTTGTAAGTCTCGAAAGAGGCCACTTGGCCGACGTAGGCTTTCTCGTAAGCTGTGGTCGGCTTGCCGGTCATGGTTGCGCGGGCTGCAAGGTTGCTGGCCATGCCGTTGTAATCGCGAGTGCTCAAGGCCAAATAACGCTCGAAGGCTTGAATGCCCTGCTCGTTGAAAATGGCCTCGGCTTGCGCCACATCGTCGAAGCCTGCGGCGGCGGTCGTGCGCTTCACGATGAGCGTGCCTTGCTGGCTGGCCACGTTCATCACGGCCACGTTGATGTCACTTGCCAGCTTCTGCTTTGCAGCAGCGCCAAGGCGGTTTTCTTGCAGCGCGTCGCGCAGCTCTGTCGCGGTCATGATCCATGGAACGGACTTGCTGTAGCCGATGGTCGCGGGTACTGCCAGCTGTGTGCTGTCGCCAAAGTTGGCGGTCTGGTCGGTGCCGTCGAACGACTGTGCGATGTAGGGTTGTGGCCGCCAGATTTGATTACCTGTGCGCTCCATCATCGTCTGGTCTGTGTTGTAGATCGAGACGTTGTTGCTCAATACGAGGGCGTCATTGAAGCCTTCAAGGATGTCCTCGAACGCTACGCGCTCCTCTTTGCTGAATGCATTTGCCATTTTGATAGCTCCATTGGTTGAATAAAAAAATTGGCATTTCTGCCGTGTCTTTCACTCACCAATGGGCTGGCGGAGGCCATTCAACTGCTATTTTGTTTCAGGGCTAGCGGCACCCATTTCGCGCATTATGCCTTCTTTTGGCGTTTGTATGCTATCACTTTCGTCATATTGCCAGTGCGCGCAGCCTCTTCCCGCAGGCGCTCCAAGGTTGAGTCCACGGCCCCGGATGACCGGCCTGTTCCGGTAACTACTTTTTCAGGTGGTGGTGCTGTTTTGCGTGGTGTGACTTTCAATTCTTTCTCCAATTTTGCGACTGCGAAGGCAAACTTCACAGGGTCTTTGATGGCAGCCAGTTCTTTGGCCTTTTTTGGGTTCTTGCCGATGGCGTAGATGACCAGTGCAGGGTTGTCCGCACCTTGCAGAACTACGCCCTGCTGGGTGACGCTGAACAGCTCTTGCGCCACAGCCTCGGCGTCTTCAAAGTCTTTGACCTTGAGCGCTGTTTTTGCCGTTGTGTAGCTGTCCAGCTTGGTCTGCCACGCCTTCTGCTGGTTGGCGATTTCCGCCTCTTGCCGGGCTGCAATGTCGTCGGCTTTGCGCTTGCGCTCGAACCAGTCGGACAAGGCAACCTCGAATTTTTCGGCGTCGTAATCGTGGTCTTCAAGGCTTGGCTTTTTCCCGAGTGCCGCTGGCTTAGGCTCAGTCTGCCCGGTTGTTTGCAGCTTGCCCTGTAGCTCGCGGTTCTGGCGTTGCAGTTCACGGTTGCTCTTGCGCAGCTCTTTCACCCACTCCGGCGCTGGCGTGTGCTCTTCCTGCGCTGGCGGTGCTTCGTCGCCAATGGATACCGTTACTTCGTCGCCTTCGTCATCAGGATCATCGTCACTATTGGCAGGTGCGTCATCATCGCTATCAACATCGCCAGAATTACCGCCTTCCATGGTTTCATCATCACCCCCCGTTTCAGTGCCGCCGCCGTCCGCCCCGTCGCCATCGACTGGCTTCATCAGGCGCGCGAATAGTCGTTGTTTCCAAAGTGGCATGTTTACCTTTCAAAACTCACGCATTAAAACGGCTGCGTGGTTGCCGTGGTTTGTTGCTGGACAACTTGGCCGATCTGTTCTGCCAGCTTGAGCGAGTGGTTTTGAGAATCCATGTCCACGTTGCTGATTGTCTCGACTGTTTTGGCCCTGCTTAGTTCCGCGTCGGCAATGGTCTTGACCGTGTTTGCGCGAGCCTGGGCCGCCTTCGCTGTTGCCTCTTCCGCCGCTGCCTGCAAGTAGACTGCGTTCGGGTCTTGGGGCTTGCCCTGCATCTCGGCCATGAGTTCCTGAGCCTCTTCGTCGGATGGCTTTACCGCGCCCATGCGCAAAAGTTTCTTGCGAAAGTAGGCGTTGGTGTCGCTCAGTCCTTCGCCTTCCATGTTCATCATGGCCATGGCGGTCAACACTTGGATCGTCTCCGGATCCTGTGTCATCTGAAGCATGCCTGTCAAGGCGCGCACGGTCGCCGCTTTCTTGCTTGAGCTGGACGGCCCAACTTCGGCAACCACGTCGAATGCTGCGCCGGCCATGTCATTGGCCATGATCATTTCCCCGGTTTCCTGATCAATCGAGGGCTGCATGAGTTCGACAATCCCGGCCTTGCCAGTTTTCGCAATGGTCTTCATTTTGCGCTTGTCCTCAATGTAGACGTCCTTCGCCATCGAAAGCCAAATTTCACCGCTGCGCTTCATGGCTTTGGCGAAGTTGCTCATGTAGATGAAAGACTGCATGTCAACCCGCGTCTGGATCATCTCGACGGCTTTTCCAGAGATACCGCTGACCATCTTGTCAGCGCCGCCCTGATTGCCAAGAATGTCCTGCATGTCGGTTTCTGTGATCTGCAAGAGCGCGGCCATGGCTGGCGGTATCTGCGGGCTTCGGGTGTAGGCCACCGGCCCGGATGCTGCTTGATTGCCGTTCTGATCCGTCATCGGATTGATTAGTAGGTACGGGTAATCCTTCAGATTGTCCTCGGCCCACATGTCCTGATGACCTGCGATCTGCTCAGGTGTCAGGATTGGCTTTTCTACGCTTGACAGAGCGCTGATTTCTCCCAGCTTGGAGAGCTGCATATTCTTCAGCCGTTGCGCGTCTTTGGCGAGCCGCACATGTCCCATGCAGCGCTCGATGTTGTCGACAAACCAGCGTTTTCCGTAGGCCACCACAATCGGGATGCACTTTCCGGCAATGTAGCCGCAGTCCTCCAACACCTTGCCGCCGCTCATGATGTACTTGTGCACCCTGCGCGTTTTGATGCGCTTCTGACGCACCTCGACCGAGCCGATGGCGGCCAGTGTTTCTTCCAAGGTTTCATCGTTGGCAAAGTCGATCGGGGTGTAGCGCTCTTCATCCCCAGTGAGGTTTTTGAAAATTCGGATTGATTCCGACTTCTCTTCCACCTTGTAAAACTCGGCAACGAAAACAACGTCTGGCGTACACCAGTCAAACTCATATTGATGGATGAGCTTTGGCCAGCTTGCCGGGTCGTCGTTGTAGGCGTCTTTGTATGCCTGCGTTGTCATGCTGGTGATGACGTAGCAGCTTTTGGCATCGGACTTGTCCTGACGCTTCGACCCCAAGTCGAAAAACACGGAGCTGTCAGCGTCGAAAATTGGTTCCATTCGGATGCGCTGGCGCTCATCTTCCGGGTCTTCGTCGTCTTCGTAGACTGTGCGCAGCCGCCATGCGCCGATGCCGCCGCCTACAGCCTCTTCAAAAGCATTGTCGTAGGCTTCGTCTGCTACGCTGGCTTGTTCGTCTGCCCTGTAAAGCCCGTCACAAACATCTGCCAGCTTGTCGTTCTCTTCGCCGTCTTTGCTCACAAAATCGACGGTAATGCGATTGTTCCGGTACTCGTTGATTACCCGCATCACAGCGAGCATCACCTTGTTGACTTCAAATTTCGGTTTGTTTTCGTATTGGTCGGCAAGCGGCCCCTCCCATTGGGCACCGGCCAGAGAATAGAACCTGCGATCTTGCAAGCATTGAATTCTTTCGTCCCGCAGTGCGCTTTGAATGCTGTCAAACTCGGCAAGCGCCTCGGCGTGGAGGTTTGCAAGTCGCTGGTCTGTTGAGAGTCTGGCCATGGGTGTGTCCTTCAATTGCCGGGATTTTATGTCACCGACAACAAAAGCACCACAGTCATTTAAAACCTTAACCCTATTGTGAAACCCAAACGGTTCAGGCGCACCCAGACCTTCCTGATGCGCCTTCAGTAAACACCCAGTACGGACGATTACACCCGCCAGCCTTTCGAGTCACAGGCGCTAGCTTCGACACCTGTTTGTGTGCTTTTGCAGACTCTATCCCACCAGTAGCACTTCTCGATTGATCCGCTGACGACGACCAGTGGCCCTGTCCAGATCCAATCCAGTCAATTGTTTGGGTAGGGTTCTGAGTCCCTTGTTCAGCCGGACTAACTTCGGTTCCGGCCCCAGAATGCAAAAAGCCTTTAGTTCCTGCTTTCCATGGTCGCAACATGTCCCATTGAAGGGAGAAAGCAGAGGCTAAAGGCTTCTGAGTTTGTCCAGTGTTGCGACCACTTGACGGTTTGAATTATAGCCCTATTTCCACCGATGCTGAGTTGCAATCGGCACGACCGTCTTGACCCCGGATGCAGGAATGCGCTGCACGAGGTTGATTGCATCCAGCATCGGGTCCAGTTGGTCATCGTGCGCGCCGGAGGGGAATGATTCGACCTCTGCAAGGAAGTCGGAAAGCCACGGCGCATCCTCTGGCAACAGGCAATTGCCGGACTCGATGAATGGCGCTGCATCGTGCCCCCGGCTTATCTTGTCCTTGTTGCGCTGCACTGGTACCACGGCCACGCCCTCCCGCCGCAGGGTTTGAATCAGGCCGGTACCTGACACCTTGTCCTCGACGTACAGGCCTCGGAGCGCGGCCTTTTGGTAGACCGGCAGGGTATCGTTGAGGTGCTTGAGCCAAAATGCGCGCGTCTTGATGATCAGCTCTGGCGATTCCCACTTACCCCGGATCTGGTCGAGCATGACGGCTTGGCCGACGGTTGAGCGCCCCCAGCACTGGAGAACGCTGTAGTCATTGGCTTCGCCGGTCTTTTGCGCGGTGTCAGCCGTAATCACCCGGAATTCAAGCTGCGGCGGTAGGTTTCGCCAGTACCGGAACCAGTCGAGCCTGAGAATGCCGCCGCCGCGTGGGGCTGGTCGCTGTTGGAGCTGGCCGGCGCTGCCATAGCTGCCTAGGGTGCGCTCCAGCTCCTTCACCTGCGCCTCCCCGAAGCGCTCAGGGAACATCAATTCTCCCGCCTCGGTGCGCGGGTCAGTCCAGCCGATGCTTGTCGTGCACCGGTGCGCCGGGTCAAAGCGCATTGGGATGCACAGATGCACATAGGGCAAATCCATCTCCAAGATGACGCCGGATACATCTTTTTCGTGCAAGCGCTGCATGATGACGACAATCGCGCTTTTCTCGCTGTTTACCCGGGTTGGTAGCGTCTCGGTGAATGCGATGCGGGCGGCCTCGATCTTCGCCGCGCTGTTGGCGCTGTCTGCGCTGATTGGGTCGTCTAAGATGATTCGGTCGCCGCGAACCCCGGTCATGCTCGTAAAGCTGCGCGCCTGCCGGATGCCTTTCTTGGTGTTGCCAAATTCCCGCTTTCCGTCCAGATCCGCAAGCAGGTCAGTAGGCCACAGCTCTTGATACCACTCTGACTTGATCAGATCCCGGCAACGCCTGCTGTCCCTTATTGCCAGCTGCTCCTCATGCGCTGTGCCGACGTAACGCATTTCAGGCATCCCGCGCGGCCCCCACTCCCAAGCTGGCCAAATAACTCCGGTCAAAAGGCTTTTCATGCTGCCCGGCGGAACGTTCATCAACAGCCGGTTGATTCTCCCGTCGGTGACGGCCTCCAAGTGCAGGCAGATAGCATCAAGCGCCCATCCCCACTTCAGCTCCGCCGCTGGTTCCAGCACACGCCAAGCGCGCTGTGCGAAGTCTGCCAGTGAGAGCCTGCACAGCTTTCGTTCACAGTTGAGCAGGTCAACGTGGCTTAGCAGCATCTTTGGCGGCCATGATGGCGCGCAGGGTGGCGGCGCTGAGTTTGCCAACGTCCAAGGTAGTCACGGCTATGTCTGCGTTGATGTCCAGCTTCTGAGGTGCATTGAACCCATGCATGGCGTTTATCTCTTTGATTGCGCCGGTCATGGCCTGCGGGTTGTCACCTTTTTCTGCGAGCTGGTACGCTTTTACCAGTGCTTTGACGCTCATTTCGCGCGACCAGAGCGCTTTTGATGCCAATTTTTGCTTCAGTTCAGCAACTCTTAGGGATAGCTTAGGGTTCGCAAGCAACTTGCTTGCTTCCACGTGCAACGCACCTGCGCTCATATTGCTTGCGCTGTATGCCGACCGGTACGCGTCCGCCTGAGTCATGCCGTCCGCGATGGCCTGAGCGAATGCCTCTTGTTTGGCTGTCAGTTTCATAGTGCCGCCTTTTTGTAATGCTTGGACAGTATGAGGGGCGCGGCGTTGTTCCACAAGATTTTGTGGTGAATCCTTGCGTGTCCTGCGTGCCCGTTCTTTGGGTCTGATATGTCGCTAACCTTCACGCACGATGGCGCGTACATGATGCTGTAAAACGTTTTTACATAGGTGCCGCTGTCCAAGTAAAGGTCTGTCATGCCGCCCGCGTTTGATTGAGTGGGCTTCTGGTTAAGTTGCGCCGCCATGACGGTTAAAAACAGCAAGCCCTTGCGCTGCTCGCATGTGTAGGTGTTCACGTCCTCGTTAATGCGGCCTACGAATTTAAATGGCTTTTCGGTGTCGCAAATGAAGCTGTTCATGGCTTTGCGCTTTGTGCCAATTACCTTTTTTGATTCGCCGCCGCCGATATGGTCTCCACCTTGGCTTATTGCGATGCTTGCAAATGGCGTTGCTTTGAGGTAGTCGCAAAGCGCTGAGAAAAGCCAATCGAGCGATGGCGTTATGCAATGGCCATAAAACCCATCTTCATCAAACCTGTAATAAAACCCGGTGTAGTCATCATCAAGCTGCACGAAGTACCGATAGCCTAGGTCTTTGGCAATCTGGAAACTGGCGTTTCTGGCGTAGATGATGGCACGCCGGTCTTGGAAGTTGTCGCCCTCGTCAAAGGTTTTTGCAATGGCCGCTTTGTCGAACATGACCACATCGGATCCGTATCTGCTTCGGTATTCTTTGGCCGTCTTGTCCTCATTGTCGATGACGATGATTATCCGGCCCGTATAGCCAGCGTTGCGCAGTGCAAAATAGGTGTGCACACGGTCTGGTCTGCCGTGAGTGAGGATAAGCGCGGCGAAGTCACTCCGCATCGTCGGTGCCTGCTTTGGGTTTGAATTTTCCGGCCTGCTTGAGCATGGCTTGCGATAGTTCTACGAAGCCATACTCAATCGCCTTGTCGTAATCAATGATCACCAAGGCGCTGCGCTCCATGAGGTCTTGCGTTGCCGGATCTGAGTGGGCATAAAACTCTGCGATATTGCGAAAGTCGAAGGCTGTATGCCGGTCGGCTGCCGCGATCAAAAACTTGCGCACGTCGGCCGGCAGATCTGCTTCTGCGATTTCCAGCTTCAGCTCTGTGGCTTTGGTTTCGTCGTAAAGGCTGGACACCCGAGGCTTGTCGCCTTTTGGGGTGTAGATTGGGGCCTCGATCTTTCGGGAGTAGTTTTCGGACATTTCGTCCGCTTCGCCTTCTGTGGCCAAGTCACCGAACATGGCTTGGGTAAGATCGTCTCCAGTGAAGCCGGTCAACTCCAGATTGAAGCCTGCCGCGTCGAGTGTGCCCAGCTCAATCTTGAGCATTTCAGCATCCCACCCGGCGTTCATGGCCAGCTTGTTGTCGGCAATGATGTAGGCCCGTTTTTTTGTGTCGCTCCACCCTTTTGCCACCATGACCGGAACCTGCGTCATCTTGAGGCGCTGGGCTGCCAAGGTGCGACCGTGGCCTGCGATGATGCTTCCGTCCTCGTCAACCAGTACCGGTGTTGTCCAGCCCCACTCCTTTATGCTGGCCGCTATTTGGGCCACCTGCGCGTCCGAGTGGGTGCGGCTGTTGCGGGCGTAGGGCACCAGCTTGGTGATGTCCCACTGCTCTACCTTGTCGGCTGGGTTGCTTTGTTTTGTGGCCATGGTTAGATCATCCCTTTTTCTGCCATGCTGAGTGACTGGCCATCCGGGCTTGTGATGATGTGATCCAACACCCGGCAATCTACCAGCGCCAGCGCTGCTTTCAGTGTTCCTGTCAAATTCTCGTCGGCTCTGGATGGTTGCACAGATGCGCTTGGGTGGTTATGCGACAAGATCACCGCCGACGCATTGTGTTTAAGGGCTGCCCTGACGACTTCCCGCGGGTAGACGCTGGTTTGGTTAAGCGTCCCTGTAAACATTGTTTCGGACGCAACCATTCGATTCTGGTTATCCAAAAACAAAACTGTAAAGCGCTCGACAAACTGGTCACTTTCGGCTGCATTTCGCATGACCAAATACTGCCTTACTGCGTTTGGATCACTGAAAACTGTTTGAAAGGCGCTTACCCTGCGTGCAAGAATAACCAAGGCCTGACGAATAATGTCGTCTTCGCTGTCGCTGCTTGTCGGGTGGCGATTTACCAAATATGCAGCTTGGTCCTGTTGTTGAGCTTTCATGCTTTCCCTTTATGATTTGGTTGCTTTTTTATGCCGCTACCGCACGCAGACACTGCGCGAGCAGCTATTTTATTTGTAGCGGTCATTGCTTCGCCGCCTTCCGATATGGCCACGCCACCATTGCAGCGTCCCGGTTGTGCTGGTTGCTTTGTTCTGCCCAACCCGTCTCCGCCTTAAACTGCGCCGCGTCCAGCTTTGCGCCTTTGTTCTTGGGGCTGATACCGTAGGCCGGTATCCCAAGCTGCCCACAAGTCGCCACGATCAGCTTACACCATGCATCTATCTCCCCGACGTTGCGCGCCATTTTCAGAGCTGCTGGCCTGCTTTTTACCGTGGTAAACATGTGGCTGATCAAGCGAGAGTCCTCAAAGATTACGCGCGCTGGCTTTGCCGCTGTGATGTAGGCCACGATTTCAAACGGGTCTATTGTGTCCAGCTTCCACAGCTTGCCGCTTTCAAAAACAGCAATGCCGGTATGCTGGCCAGGGTCTATGCCGACAATCACCGATCACCCCCGGCGCACGACATCACGCAGATGCCGACGATGAGCCCAACAGCGCAGACGAAAAACAGCGCCAGCCTGAGTGGCAGCGTCAGGGCGTACAAAATCAAATCAGCTTTACTCATTTTTTCATTGCTTTCGTGAGAAGTTCCGGCATCTGCGCCAGCTCGTACCGGTCTATTTCCGCGTATTGCTTCGACGCCGCCCATGCGTAGGCTTTGTCCAGCTTGGCCATCGCCACCAGGTGCGCAAGGATTCGGGCTTGATAGGGTGTCATGCATCGATGTCACCTGTAAGGATTAGCGCTTCGGTG